GGATGCCACCATTATCAGCCTTGAGCAGGCACTGGCGGCCAAGGACGCGGAGATAGCCGCCCTGAAACAGGCCCTGGGTGAGGTCGAACGCAAGCTGACCGACCTGGAAGAGGCCCTGGCTCAGGCAGTAGCCAGCTACAAGGCCCTGATAGTCCAGAACAATCCCGGGGTACTTGCCGAGCTGATAACGGGCAATACCGTCGAGGAAGTCAACGAGTCTCTTAAGAACGCCCAGACCCTCGTGGAAAGGGTCAGGCAGGAGATGGAGGAAGAAGTCTCCAAAGCGAGGATACCTGCCGGTGCTCCACAGAGGGTGCCGCCGGACCTTTCGGCACTCTCCCCCCGGGAAAAGATTCAATACGCAATAGGAGGCTCTTCATCCTGAAGGAGCTTCAAAAAGGTCGAAATGAAAAGGAAATCTAAGATGTGTGAGGTGAAATAATATGGCATTAACTTTAGAAGAGGCAGCCAAGCTGTCCAACGATATGCTGCTACAGGGGGTGGTCGAGACCATTGTCAAGGACTCACCGGTGCTCCAGAGGATGCCCTTCATCGAGATCGTCGGTAACGGGCTGACCTACAATCAGGAGAACACCCTGCCCAGCATCGACTTCTATGATGTCGGCGATACCTGGGCGGAGTCCACCCCGACGTTCAATCAGATAACGGCCAACCTGAAAATCATGGGCGGTGACGCCGATGTCGACAACTTCCTGAAGTCCACCCGGAGCAATATCCAGGACCTGGAGGCAGCCGTCATCGAGCTGAAGGCCAAGGCGCTCAGGGACAAGTTCGAGGAGATATTTATCTATGGCGATTCGGTAGCCAACTCCAAGGAATTTGACGGCCTGCGCAAGCTGATTGATACTGAATCGGCCCACGAACAGCTAATATCCATGGGCGGTACCGGCGCCACGCTGACCCTGGCCAAGCTGGACGAGCTTATCGACGCCGTGAAGGGCGGCAAGCCCGATATGCTCCTGATGAGCCGCCGCTCAAGGCGTAAAATTAACGCCCTGGTCAGGGCAGCCGGCGGCATGACCGAGACCGACCGTGACAAGTGGGGCAATTTCGTTCAGCTCTGGGACGGGGTGCCCATCGGCGTGAACGACTGGATACTGGATACGCATGTCCTGGTATCGGGTCTGGAGACGGCGACCACGGGCGGCACATGCTCGGTGATATACGCCGTCCAGTTCGGTGAGGGGGCCCTCTGCGGCCTGACCAGTCCGGGGCATTTGCAGGCGGAACCGGTCGGTCCGCTGGAGAACAAGGACGCATCGAGGACCAGGGTCAAGTGGTATGTATCGCTGGCACTGTTCAGCTCGGTCAAGGCGGCGGCCCTGATTGGCGTCAAGGACTAGAATTTTTATAAAGGAAACTACCGAAAATAGCAATAATACATGAGAGAGAGGGGGGAGGCGCTTCAAGTCTCCTCCCCCCTGGGAGGTAGAAATGGAAAAACAGGAAATGGCCGGCTGGCTGTGCCGGTTCAGACTGAGTAAGTACCGGGAGGACATCACTCCCTTCCAGGAAGGGGGCAAGGAGGACGAATTCTACCGGCTTTTCAAACCTTACGAGGTTATCGAGGGTGAGGGGAACTGTCTGCTTAACACCGGTATAGACGAGATATGGGACCTGGTTACCGGGGCTTCGTCCAATTCATTCGATAATACTAATGCCCAGATTGGTGTCGGTGATTCAAGTACGGCGGCCGACCCCAGCCAGACAGACCTGCAGGCGGCCACCAACAAGACCTACAAAGGCATGGAGTCCGGCTATCCGACTTCGACGACACAGAAGGTGACCTTCAAGTCGAGCTTCGGTGATAGTGAGGCCAACTATGCCTGGAACGAGTGGGTCGTCAAACAGTCCACAAGCGCGATATGCCTTAACCGCAAGGTCGAGAACCTGGGCACCAAGTCGGCAGGTACGTGGACTCTTGAGGTAGATATCACATTAAGTTAGGGGATGTGGAGCCTGATGGCTGAAATAGCTTATCCATCAACCATAAAGACAGACTATGATAAGCTCTGTGCCGTTTATTCGCTAATTGAGCAGATGCGCCTTGAGCATAACCGCAAGGGCGCTATAGCTCGCGGTGACTGGCCCAAATACAGAGATAAGTGGTATCTCTACGCTATTCGGCCGAAACGTCTGGGGGGAAATGTCTTCAGTGGAGTACTGGAACCACTGCTTAAAGAGCAGAACCGTTTGAGGGAAAGCATCAGGGAGCTGAATTTCACGCAGGAGCAGTGGAATGTCCTTCCGGACGAAGATAAATATGATACCTTTGTTCAGCTATTCGGGGATAAAGAGGAACTGAAGGCAGAGCCAACCGAGGCCAGCTGCATATCCGTTGACAGCCTGAAGGAAGTGACGCTCGAAAGCCTTGAGGGAGCTCCGCCACCTGACCCGATCGAGGACTTTACCACATATACCGAGGACGACCCGGAATCCGTTGTAACGGTAACATCCAGCAAGATATCCTGGAGCGGACTTGACAGGCCGGCGGGCACCAGGGTCTATGCCGATAAAGGCGCCGGCCACTTCGGCGACTTTGAGCACCTGATTACGGTCCAGTGTTCGGAATCAATTGGCGGACATTACTCGGTCTACTGGATGCTCTGCAACAGTCCGTCTGGAGACCATTACACTTATCCCAACAATTCGGTCCATGTAGAGACTCACGCTGTGTCGAATTACTATCGTATTATTCTTCAGGAGTTCGATGATGAGAATAATCCTCAGTATGACTACACTGGCCTGCTGGACCTGGGTGCTGCTTATTACCTCACGATAGAAAGGGATGGAACGGATTTAACCTGCAAGGTATATGCAGATAGCGAACGTACCAACCTGATGAACACGCTTTATCTAACTAATGTCACCGAGACCACGTTCCGTTACATCTACGGGATGAGCAGTTACGGCGGCGGCAGTGGCGACTGGGACATGGCTGGTTACAGCGAAAACCTGGACCTGCAGGAAGCGGGAGTAACTGAAAAGACTTCATCGGACAGCGGCACCGGTACCGACATAAAGGCCGGCTATCCCGGCGGAGAGATAACCGGTTCGGAATCGGGGAGCGGCGTGGAATACAGCAGCCTGGTAGCGGTCGGGATGGCTTTCGATGCCGGGTCAGGTGTGGAAACATCTATACTGGTCCCTATATTCTTCTCGAGCGATGCGGGGCTTGGCTCCGAGCTCGCCAGATTACTGAAGGGCATCCATGCTGATGACGGCGGCAGCGGCTCAGATGCCCTGAAAGCCATTATCAGGGCTGCGGACTCAAGTTCAGACATGAGGCTACACGATAGCCCGGGTCAGGCGAGAATACCATCCAAGGGGGTGAATCTATGAATCTAACCGAGATGATAGCGCTGGTCAGGAAAGACCTGCACGATGAGGACAGCAATAATTACCAGTGGTCGGACACGGAGCTAACCAGGCATATTAACCGAGCGGTGAGTGAATTTTCCGAGAAGGTACCCTTACCGGCCAAGGCCACGCTGCCCACTACCGCAGATTCGAGGGAACTGGATATATCGAGTCTCACCAACAGGGTGATGGTGGAGGCAATAGAGTATCCCCTGGATATGACCCCGCCCGGTTTCCAGCGGTTTTCCATCTGGGGGGATACCCTGACCATCATCAGCGGCAGCGAGCCCGATGGCTCCAACTGTCATATCTATTACGGCACTCTGCACACCCTGGACGCTAACGGCTCGACAATCCCGGCCAAGTATGAGGACCTGATAGCTACCGGAGCCTGCGGTTATGCGGCCATGGAGTGGGCGGTCTACGCCATAAACAGGGTTAATGTCGGCGGGACGATGTCGCCAAGGGAGTACCGGCTCTGGGCAAGCGAGAGGCTGGGGGTCTTTCAGGAGAGGCTGGACAGGCTGGGCAGGAGACAGAGGATTAGAGACCAGCAGCTATTTACATCTGACTGACGGGGGAAATGGAGCGATGAGAAACCTGACATCGACATTGCTGGCTGCCCAGAAGAAATCTGCGGCCACTCCCTATGTCAGGGTCGAGGCCAGAAATGAGATTGCCGGGGTGGTCAGGTATGACTGGTCCAGGCTAT